CTCGTCACAGAGGACCAGGGAAACACTTTAAGCCTGCCGTCCTTTCTGATTCAGTAAAGATTCAGGAAATAAGTATGTCGGCAAGGGATTTCGAGTTCATGGGCCTTGCTGGGTTTACAAAAGATCATATTTTGGCCGCTTATCATGTTCCAGAGGCGATGCTGGGATTATTTCAGAGTTTTAACAAGGCGAGTTCGATTACAGCAGAAACGATCTTCGTCAATAATTCTATCAATGAGCGGCTAGATTTATACGAAGATGTGGTTAATCATCAACTCCTTCCTTTGTATCGCAATCCTGAAGGTCTTGAATTCGAGCATGCGAACGCGAAGCCTAAAGATGATGAATGGGATCTTGCGAGGAATACGAGCGAATTGAGTTCGGGTCTTGTGAGCCCGAACGAGATAAGAAAGCGAGAGGGCCTACAGCCGTGGCCGAGTCCGCTGATGGACATCCCCTGGATTAATGGCGAGCCCGTTCCTGGTAATAATCCAGAGGCAGATAAGTTGTGGGCGGAAAAAACAGCCGCAGCCATGATGCCCGCAATGCCTGGGGTAGATCCTAATGCCGTCACCGGAACGGAAGCAACCCCGCAAGTTGCTTCTAATGATCCGACTGCTCAGGGGGCTATGGGGCAGTTGGGTGGCAGACCGGAACTGCCCCAGACACCCATGTCCACGATGGTTGCGGAAACTTTGCGTTCGTCACGGCCTGCATTGTCGAATCTCCTGGCTGCTTCGAGGGGTAAGCGAGGTGGGCTGGCGGCGCTTATAGTAAATAACCCTGGAATGGGGTCTATTGGAGCGGCGCTTGACGGTGATAGAACCGATTTGAGTATGCGGAAACTGCTTACCAAAGAGATTCACGATTATATTGAAGAGGGGTTAAGCGCAGACGATAGGTTGGTTTTCAAAACCTATGAAGAGATGATAGGAGAACTCCAACCACTAGAAGAAGACCTGATAAAGAAGTCTGAAAGTTATTATGTTGAGAAGGGGATTGAGATAGCTGATATCGTGCAAAAGATGTTCAACGATATCGTGATTAAGGGTGAAGATGGAGTAAACGACATCGACACTGATGAGTTGAGGGAAGACTACAAGCAATCTATCGCTGAGTTTGCGAACAAGGCGGTTGACATAGGATATAGAAGTGGATTCAAGCTTGTCCAGAAGGCTGGAGGTCAAGTAGGTAACCCAGACGTTTTTGATGAAGCGTCGAAGGCCGCTGCCGGGAAATTCCTTGATCGTTCTGCCGACCTGAAGGTGAGATCCACCAAAAAGGCTTTGCGAGGTATCATTCAGGATGGCCTTGCACAAGGCTTAGATTCCGTTGAGACAGCGGAATTAATTAAGAAACGATTCGCCTGGATAGGATCACAAAGAGCGGAATTGATAGCGGTGACCGAAATTGCAGCAGCAACCTGGGCTGGACAAGATGCGGCCTATGAACAGATCAACAAAGATGCGGGCAAGATAGTAGTTAAACGGGCCGGATTCTGGACTTCTTTGGATGAACGTGTTTGTAAAGAGTGTAACGAAAAAGAAGGAGATCCGATTAAGGATTATGAGACTGATACTGTGTATATTGATATGCCTCCTCACCCTCGTTGTCGTTGCACAGGAAGACCAGTTCTAGTTTAAGGAGAAGACCATGAGTGACCGGGGACAAGCAAAATTTTCAGTCATGGATTCGGTAGGGATTGAACTTAATCCCGATAAGCAGATAGGTCTTGCCCAAAAACCGGACATTCGTAAGGTTCTTCACAAAGGTAGCGATGTCGAGGAACTTGACAGCGATACAAAGATTGTCACTAAAGATCCTGAAGGATTGGTTCAGAGGAATATCGTAGACAAGGGTATCCTTTCGACTATCGGCAAAAAGGTCACTCAGGGGGCTAAGGCGGCAGGAGAGGGCCTTACCAAATTAGGCGAACGAGTTGCGGGTGAAGGGGGAGCAGCGGCCAAGCAGGGCGCGTCTAATGTTGCAGATATAGTTGCACCGGGGAGCACCAGGGATGTTGTCGGTCAAGCCATGAAGAAGATAGGCAGCACGATATCCCAGAATCCCGAGGCTACTGCGGCGGCGGCGGGTGCAGGCACGATAGGCTACATGGCCGGTGGAAGTGGCAAAGACCCTCAGTATAAAGAGGTTGAGGGTGGTATAGAAATAAAGGGCAAATTCAATCTTGCCGGGGACAGGGTTGCTCGTTCTCTCATAGGGGCGGTGCCAGGAGCGGCGGCGGGTGCTGCTGTAGGTGCGGCTACAGATCCGGTGGATGCGGTAGGAGGTGCAAAGAGGGGCGCTATATTTGGCGGAATAGGAGGAGCCACGGGAGGACTGCTTGCGAAAGTAGGAGCCGGTGGTAGAGCGGTCAGACATTTTGGTAGCACTACTCGGGACACTCTCAAAGCCGAGGCAAGAAGAATACCCAAGGCCGGTTTGGTAGGTGGTGTGATGGGCGAGGCCATACTGGACAAGGGAATAAAAAGCAAAGGAGCCCTCGATGACCCCGTTGGCTTTCTGGAGAATAAAGTCGTGAGAGCGGCGGGCAAGAAGGCCGGGGGTAAGATAGTAGGGGGAGTTCTTGCGATAGCGGATAAGGCAAAAAATGCAATAGAAAAGGGTATAGAGACAAAAACTCTTAGGGAGCGTATTGCCAAGCGAGTTGTGGATTTCGCAAAACCTCATCTGGAGAGAATTGCAGAGCCCACTATTCAGCGAGTAGAGAATGCTGCTCGTGGCGAAGTGGCATCACAAAGCGCGGCTATGAGGCCCCACATCGAAGCTGCGGCCAGGGATGAGGTAGCAAAGCAGAGCGCACAGATCAGAAAGGATCTTGTGAGGGAAGTGGGAGACAAAACGAAACTTGCTACTGGTATAGGCGCAGGAGCAGGGGCAGTTGTTGGGGGGACCGCTGGGGCCTTATTGGGAAGAAAGGTTCAGGAAAAGGGGTTTATCGGCAATGCTGTCAAGAAACTGAGGGGCGTAGCTCAATCGCCATTTGAAGGCTCTGTAATGCAGGCAAGGCAACAGGCAGGCCGACATCTCAAGAAAAACATGATCTCTTCTGAAGAGAGAGCGGCAAGAGGGCACCAAAGAAAGCTTGATGATATTTTGTCTACTACTGCCGAGTTCAATGCGGCACAGGCAAGAACTGCTGAACAACGCCATCGGGATTATATGACCGGCGCTAGTGACCGGGAAGATATGGGCAGGCGTGCCTTTTTCAATGACTTGTCTCATGAAGAAAAACGTAATTGGAATTTGGGCCATCAAGATATGGACAGTCACGATTATCTTACAGCTAGTGGAAAGCGAATCCCAGCCAAGAAGGGGGTAGGCTCCCATCTCCTGGCCGGTGCAGCCGGTGTTGCCGGAGGGTTGGCACTTGCTCATGAAATGAATAAGCCTGAAGAGGCCGTCAGTATGCGAGGTAAGATCGAAAGAGCCGACAAAGAACACCGGAAACTTGGACCGCCGAATTTCAAAAATGTGCATGTGCCGCTCAAGGGCCAGACCAAGACAGGTAAAAAGTAATGAGAAGAGGGCCAAATACAAAAAAAATGACTCGTCTGAAGAAGGTAGATCTTCAGGCAATGATGTTGTGGTATTCACGAGGATATCAGTGTCGTGATTTGGCTCAAGAATTTGATGTTGATTTTACTACAGTGGCATGGCGAGGAAGACAATTTAATGTTGGCGTGAAAGCCCGTAATTATTCTATGACGGCAAAAATCAGTCCTATGGAAGTAGATCTGATTGCTTATAATTATTTTCAGGGATTTAATGGCCCCGAGTTAGCAAGAGATTATGGACTTGATCGAACACGAGTCAATCAGATTGCCAAAAGTAAAAACGTGATTTGTCCCAAGATCACGTGTGACGAGAAAGTATTTGACAAAATTGAAGACGAGATAATGGACGAGGAAACTCCCTATTGGATAGGGTTTTTGTTGGCAGATGGATGTGTATCATATACGAGCGGAAGTCCTTCTTTGTATATTTGTTTACAAGCAAGAGATAGGCAACATCTTGTGAAATTTCGGAGATTTATGAAATCTAATGCTAAAATATCATATAATAAATCGAACAATAGCCATTCAATTTTTATTGTTTCTGCACATGTTGTTGAAACCTTAGCCAAATATGGAATTCGGCCCAATAAAAGTCATAATGCCGAATGTGACGAGCGATTAATTTGTAATCCTCATTTTTGGAGAGGATTAATTGATGGGGATGGCTGTATAGGGGAATATAGTTTTGGAACTCTTCTTCAATTGACAGGAACCGAAAAGGTTGTCATGAGCTTCCGTAATTATATAACTATGATTGTTGGTAAATATAACAAAATAAAAGAATTAATTGGGTGTTGGGAAACCAAGATTCAAGGTAAAACTGCAACACAAATGGTTCAATTTCTTTATAAGGACTCGACTATATATTTGGATCGTAAAAAAATACTTGCAGATAGAATTTGTCTACAAGGAGGTTGCGCGTAATGAGCGAACGTCCTGATAAAGTCACAACTAAATTCGGTACCCTTGGCAATGTCAATGTCAAGGAGCGCACATTTGAAGCTTGGTCAAGCGTGGCCGATGTTGACCGAGACAAAGAGTACGTACCGATTTCTGCATTTGTAGAATTGCTATCACTATATAAAGATAACCCCGTGTTATTACTCGGGCATCAGCACAAAACTATTAGCTACGAAAGTCTTCCTATAGGCAAATGTCTTGAGATAGAACCTCGTGACGAAGGACTTTGGACAAAGTTCTATATAAGCAAAAGACCATTAGGCAATGAAGTTCTTACTCTTTTGGATGAAGGGATACTTCGCGGGCTTTCCGCTGGCTTCATTCCTGTAAAATTTATCCCTAATCCTTCTGACCATGAATTGCCTACCTATTTAAGAGGCAAGGGAATTCGTAAGTATTATCAGCAGGTTGAACTGGTTGAAATTTCTCTGCTTTCTATACCTTCTAACAGAAAGTCGTTGGTCATTCATGCTCAAAAGGGTAATCGAGTGGCCGATATGGTCATGAAGGAATTCAGGGGTGAAGATGTCACCTACGTCATCAAAGAGTGGCTGTCTGAAGAAAAGGCCGTCGATCCCTATAAAAAACACCTTTGGCTGGGATTTACGCTTCAACCAGAGGCCCGCACTACGCTGGGTAACGTGGATGTTGAGGGTAAAAAGGTTGCAGAAGAAGAACTCCACTTGACGCTTCGTTATTTTGGCGATGTCGAGAACATGGGTGACGTAGACGATGTGAGAGATGCCCTCCTGGGTCTGGAGAATACTCTTGCGACCACGTATGAATTGAAGCCGGTTGATTACGAGATCTTCAAAGATAATTCTCTTGTGGCTCGATACAGTAATGGGGCCATTTCAGAATTGCACGAGAAAGTGAACAATCTTCTCAAGAGTAATACGTTGAATTTTCCCGAAGAATTTCCTCATCTCGATAGCCACGTTACGCTTGCAATGGGAGAGGGTCTTACTCCACCCGTCGAAAAACCGCCCTCTGCTCAAACTGGAGAGCTTCGTTTGATGTGGGGGAAGGATGAGGTCATACATAATTTTACGCCTCACCAGATTGCTTGGAATACGTTTGTGAGTAAAGTCTTTGGATGGAACGAGTCAGAACACCCTAGAAGTGATAACGGAGAATTCTCGTCAAAGATTGGTGATATCAATTTTGAGACAGAGAGAAATCCGCTGCCATCGCGGCCTTGGTTTTTCTCGGGTCAAGATCCGAAGCATGAAGAGATCAACAATAAGCTCGACAACATTATTGGGGGTCAGCGCGGCATTGCCACGAACGTTGAGGCAATCAAGAATCAGGATAGTTGGGGAAATTGGGCCAAAAAGTGGGTCGTGAGAATAGGAATCTTGGCAGGCGCTTACTACGGTATCAAGCATATAGCCAAATCGCCGGAGGCTCGCCAGAAGGTAGTAGGTTGGCTTAAAGATTCAGGGTTGAAGGAATTTAAAGGGGAAGATGCTACAGATAAACTTCTTCACGTCTTGGACCTTACAAAAGCCGCATTGACAAAGGGTAAATCTTTAGGAGCTACCAATACTCCTGAATACAAAAAACTGGAATCCTTTTATAATAAGGCGGTTACGTCTTTGAAGAACGTTGGAAAAACTTCCAACGTAGAAGTCAAGACAAATAAAGGACTTAGCCAATTATGGGTTGTCACGAAAGAGATGACACCCGAGACATCAAAGGAAGATGCGACTCTTAGGAATGTTCACGGTAGATACCGGAACAAACCCGATACCTCTGGCCAGAAGAAAGTTAAAGTTGAACATGCGGACGAGGAAGTCACTGTTGCTAAGGATTGGACTGCTGAGGACGAGAGGGAGCATCCTCGTGCGCCTGAAGGTAGTTCTAGGGGTGGCGAATTTGTCAGCAAGAATGAGCCGACTTCGGAAAGTGGGGCCTGGGGTGGAGTTCGTAAAAATGCCGGTCGGACTTCCAAAAACCCAATTATAGCAAGACAAAGGCTTGAGGAACGGTTTAAACAAGAGAACCCTGGAATCACTGATGATAAACTGAAACAAAAGATGATAGAGCATGCAGTCGAGAAGAAAAATCCCGACCTGTATCTGCATCTTACTGATCCAGGGGCTTATCAGAAAAAGCGAGAACAAGAGATTGTTGAGGCTATGGCCTCAAAGCCTAGCAGGAATAAGGTTCGTGGCCAAGCAATAGAAAAAATTGATGACCCTGCCGGTACGTCGGTGGTTCTTAACGACATAAAGACTACAAGGGCGGCTTGGAATAGGGAGCTAACCCAGGCAAAAGATGTTCACGAAGCCTGGAAAACGTTTCACGAAAAAGATCCCGAAGAACTTGACTTGGCTAGGGCCAAACTTATTACTGCCGCAGCAAGTGTAGCCACTCTTGTTGGTCTGGGTGTTCTTCTTGCGAAGAGGCCAAACCTTAGATCTGCTGGATTCAAATTCCTTCCTGGGGCCGAAAGTGGTAGCGCCCTTCCTATGGACGCTAAAACTGGCCTAGTAGATTTTTTTGTTAGAGATCACCCTACTTGGGTGAGGTTCTTTAAGAATTTGGGTATTGAAGGAGAGCACTCAGCCAAAGCGGCAGGCATGGGCGATGTGGTTTATGATAGGGAAATAGGCGCATTGAGAAAATGGGCAGCGAAAAAACTCAATGTGAAAGATCCCAAGACGGGCGAATTACTCTATCCCTTTGCTGGACCTAAACTTACGGGATATGGTCCTGGCTCACGTTATGGCATCAAAGACTACCATACCATAAATGGCATGTCGTCTAATTATGTTCCAACGCCTGGGGATGCCAATGAATATGGTGATATCCTCGTTACGCAATTAAGAGAGAAAATAGCCAGAGAAGGGAAGGCCACGGCGGCTGAACAGGTTGGGTGGGATTATGTCAACTTGGCCATTGCTTTAAAAAGGTTGCCTAAAAATCCTCGTGAATGGCGAGGACCGCACCCTCCTGGCCTGCGTATAGCAACAGACGAAAAGGGGAAAGCATATTGGACATATAAGGGTGGTGTTTCGAGTAGAGAAGGCATTTCTCAAAGATTGGCCGCAGAGCCCAAAGTAAGCCCTTCTGGCAATATAGATACCGACAAGGCGGCTGCAAAAGCGAAGTTGGTCACGGGCGAAAGTATTTTTAAGAAATACCTTGCCGGGGACATTAAGGGTGGCGGTAAATTCAATCGAATGTCAAATGAGGCTATATTGGACAAAAACACTCTTTTGCCAATAAGAAAGCCTTCAAAAGTTTTGCGACCTATTCCAGACGAAGCGAAGACGGCGTTTAACGCAAAGGCCGAAGCGTACAAGAGCAATGCTCATGCCTTCACGAAAAATATTTTGCCCCAACTGAGTGGTCGCGCATTGGGCATGCTTACTGTCACATCTGGAGTAGCGGGCGTTGCTGGAGCGGCTGAAGGTATTTATTACTTCCAACAAGACATCGAGAGATACCTTTCTGGTTACTTTAAGCATAAAGAAGAGCAGGCGAAAGCCGCTGCTGTAGAAACCCCTGGTTCAAAACAGACCGAAGCCGAGAGGGTAAAGGCTCAAATGGCGCTTCTCAAGCAGCAACAAAAGCTTGCAGAAGCCCAAGGCAATGCTGCTGAACGCAAAACGATTCTTGAAGATCGACGTGCCAAACTTAGACAAGAACTTGTTGATATGGGCGTTAGAAGATATGCCGAGGGTGCAGTGCCTATGTGGGCTGCGAATCCCGAAACGTTCTTTCGCCGCTTGCACGATACCGGAATGCTTGAAAACGAAAGCGATATCCGCAGAGTCAGTGAGATTATGCTTGGTGAAGATAGAAGAAAAGCAGCAAGATTAATCGAAGAATTAGATGGAATGCCGCTTACGAGGAATCGCGGTTGGTGGAAGAAGTGGGATCAGCAAACTTGGGACGAGAAGGCCAAGGGAACGTTTTGGGAGCAGGAAGGGTACACTGAGAGTGATTACCATAAAGCTCAACGTGAGGCTCGCGAGAATGCCAAGAAGGCAAAAGCCGAGGGAGAAGCGGGAACAAAGGGCGCAAGTGGTTTGGATCTAATTATCAAAATGTTTGAGCCCTCAGAGACTACACCTCTGGCTATTACATTCAAGGCTATCGAGATAAAAGAAGATGAGCCCTTTAATGAAGAGAAGTTTCAAGATGATGCGATCACTGCTCTGGCCGAACATATTGCCAGGATGATTTCGGATATATCGCAGAGTTGTAAGACGGTGATTCGGGCTGGGATGCCTGGGATGTCGGAATACGTGGAACTTAATAACATTGTTACGGAAATCTATGCATATCTGAAAGACGTTGTGAAAAATTCACCTCAAGAAGTTTCCCAAAAGGGCTTTGAAAATGTAATGAGCAGTCAGGTCGATGCGGGCGGCGGTCTTTTCGCGGAACCAAGACGTTGCCGGATTTGTGGGCAGACGGTTACAGAAGGCTTAATCCTGAAATGCAAGAAGGCCGGATGTCCCTTCAGTTTTCTGGAAAAGATCGAGAATAAGGATTGACCCATGAAAAAGAAGGTCATACGACGCAAAGAAAAGATTGTGAAGAAAGAAGTTTCTAGTGTAGGAGCGCTTGGTCAAATTGGCGTTCCAGCTAGTGTGATTGATACGCCGACCAACTCGCTTCCCGGTCAACCTTTTTCTACGCCACAAACTACAATGGGCCATTGGCCCTCTCCTAATTTGTGGTACGCGCAAGGGAAGGCCGCTGCAAAAAAAGCTTATTATGAATATCTAGGACTCCTCAATCAATATACTGGCGCTCCTCCTGATCAAGCCGACAGAAAACTTCAACTTGCGGGGCAGATGAATAATATCATCGTGTCAATGATTCAAGGGGTGACGATAGGACTTGAAGCCGAAGAGACTGCGGCAAAGAGGGCCAGAATAGGGGATGCGGCAGGTGTCATCGAAAAAGAGGTTATTGCGGATACTCTTCAGAAGATGTTGAAGGTCATTTGGATTCACGATACCGCAGCGTATTCTCAGAAGTTTGCTGGTCTTGATGTGCAGGCTATCGAATCTTCAGTTACAGGGCGCTTGAATCGAGTTAATGATTGGGAAGTTACAGAGGTAGGAATTCCGCTATTGACCGCCCAAGAGGCAGATACGCTTTGGATTGAAGACCCCTTAGCTGCCCCCATTGATGATCCTGCGATGATTAATCAGATCCCAGGAGAGGGCGCTGATACGGGGGGGACTGCACCGAATGACCTTGAGGCCCCTGCTGGTCAAGAAGATTTGATGTCTTCAGGTGAAGTGCCGCCGCCCGAAAATGAGGCGGCAAATGCCTTTTCAGATAACACGGAACGAAGCGTAACGGATACCGATACAACTGATACCCCGCAAGAAGGGGGTGAAGAAATTCCCGAAGAAGCAATGCAGGGCTTTCTAGGAGAGCCCGAGGAGGATATAGACATGTCTGGACCCAATCATGACCTGAAGGTGGCCTGGGTGGATTTCATTGATCAGAATCCCGAGATAGCTGCCCAATTACTCGAAGAAGCCACGGCTGGAGGGGGAGAGGTCGTTGATGAAGGTTCAGAGATGACATCTCCTGATGAGAATACGGCCCTTGAGACAGAAGAGACACCCGAGGAAGGTGAAGAAATTGTCGAGGGTGAAGAAGAGGTTATTCCTCCCGAGGAAGGTGAAGAGGTGGTCGAAGGCGAGGAGGAAGTAGTCCCCCCCGAGGAAGGCGAAGAGGTTGTTGAGGGCGAGGAAGAGGTTGTTCCTCCCGAGGAAGGCGAAGACAAGGTGGTTGCCGCAGAGGATATACCCGAGGGCGAAGAGGTAGTTGTGGATGAAGACGAGCCCGAAACTGTTTATTGCGTAGGGTGCGATAAGGACGTGACGGAAGAGGAAATCGCGGCTTGCGAGAATCCTGATTGCCCCTACAAGCAAGAAGAGGAAGTTGTGGAAGAGAAGGGCGTGCAGGATGATAAGGCGACAGAAAATAAGGGCGTGCAGGATGACGAGGTAACCGAGAAACACTTCATCCTTCTGGATCATGATGACCACTGCGATTGTCGCACTCACGGAATTAAAGTGAAGGAGTTCACGGGGGTAGAGGGCGAGTATTGCCTAGATCACACTAAGCTCGTCTCTTATTCTTTTGATCAGGGCATCTGGAGTTCTGCTGATGCAGCGGCCTGGGTGAAGAAACAATTCGCAATCAACAAAAAGAAAAACAAGACCGCCGAAGAAATTGTCAACGAGAAAATTGACAATATTGACGAGGTAGTCTTAAAAGAGTTCCTACAAGGTAAAGAATCCGATCCTGAAGAAATAGAGGTAGATTTCGACATGATCGGAAGAGTTGTTGACAACGCTATGAATAGAGCACTAGGGCCTTTGAATGAACGGCTCAAAGAACTTGAAGCATAATCATTGCATGCAATAAGGAGTAACTGAAATGGCTACTATGACTGCTGAAGAGATGGAGAAAAAACTTACCGATAAGGTTGCGAATAGCGTGGCAATCGCGACAAAGGGCATTTCCGACAGGCTTACCGAACTGGAAGCCCATAAGCCTACGACCCTTCATCACGGCACGGACGTAATGGACGATGGCCACGTTCAGGATGTTGGACACAACATGTTCCGACTTCCTGGTGGGTCCGTGGTCAACGTGGGTCGGATGTGGAATTCGGTCGGCAAGGGCTTCCGCAGATGCCCCGGCGTGTTCGAGAAGCTTGGCGAGGACAGCAAAGAGTTCTTTGTCAAGATGAAGGAACACCTGGAAGCGACCAACACGTTCAAGGTCAAGACTAAGGCGCTCGACATTGGCGACGTTATGCGGAGCCAGGAAGACTCGGGCGGCGGTCTTTTCGTGCCGGAAGACGTAAGGTACGCTTTGTTACAGTTCGCACCGCCAGGGACCATCGTATGGCCCCGCGCGCAGGTCTGGCCGATGTCAACCCAAACCATCCAATGGCCCAAGCTGAAACAGAGCTTGGTGGATGGCGAAGAAGAATTTTTCGGCAACGTTGTGATGCATTGGACGGAGGAAGGTCGCGAGAAGACCGATACCCGTCCGAAGTTCGGCCAGATTGGCCTCACCTGTCACGAACTCAGCGCATACACCGAGATCACCGACATCTTGATCGAGGACAGTGCGATCAACATTGGGAACTTGCTCGTGCAATTGTTCCAGGGGTCGTACTGGCACTACACCGACCGCTCCTTCTTGCGCGGCATGGGAAATGTGCAGCCTCTTGGCGTGTTGAACGACCCGAAGATCAGGGTTGTGAAGCGCTGCGAAGCAGACAAGCTTCGTTACGAAGACTTCATCAACATGTCCACCGAACTGCCCCCGATGTTCGATGCGGGCGCATGCTGGTTCATGACGAAGGGTGCCTTCAACAGTCTGCGTAAGCAGAAAGACAATGACGGCCATCCCGTGATTCAGTTGGGTGAAGGCTACAACAATTTCGGGGAAGGGATCGCAGGATATATCCTGGGTTATCCCGTTGTCATGGCCGATTACAAGGTCAACAAGCTGGGCCAGAGGGGCGATGTTCTCTTAGGTGACTGGAAACATTACTTTATTGGTGAGCGCAGCGGTGTGAAGATGGAAATGTCTCGCCACACCGCGTTCGAGTTCAACCGAACTGCGTTCCGTGCCAGCGCCCGTCTTGGCGGCATCCCCGAGGAAGCGAATGCTTTCGTCGTGATGTCTGACGAAGTTGACGAGGACCAGAGCTAGGATTGACTGAACTTACGAATGAAACCTTGGAGGTTATAAGATGTTTACTGGATTCGCACATGCTGAACTGCTTTCCTTGCTGTGGCCCGTAGTCGGCGTCGTTCACGGTCAGGTGACTACCGGCAATAGCGTCAATTCATACGATGCCGATCCACAGCCCGCCGCAGGTATCGACACTTGGCAGGCTGGCGGCACCATGTTCACCAATATGTTGATGTGCATTGGCGTAACGGAAGCAACCGCAGGCGCGCTGGCCATTTCATTGATGGATGCCAAGGATGCCATCACAACGGCCAATGGTGCCGCTTCAACCAAAATGGTGGCGACACTGGAAGACATAACCGCAGTGGGCCTTTACATTGCGGAGTTCCAGTTCTCTCACGTTTTCGCAGATGCGACAGCAAGGGTTGTGGCTGATGCGGATAACCTGACGGTTCGCCGGTATCATAGCATTCGAGGAACGGCCACGGGTGGCACATTCTCTTTCGCAGCGCTTTGCATTTATGGCTTCAATGCTAGGGATTATCCCGTGCAGACGGCAGACGCGCTGACCATTACTTGGCAGGCTACCTAAGCCTTACAGGATAGGTTGTCAGTTTTGTCCTCCTTCTGACACCTAAAAGAGCCCCTTCACTTGGGAGAGTGGGGGGGTTTCTTTTTTTTCTCTTGACAGAAACGACTTAGTGACGTAAAGACAGGACTAACGTTGAGGAGGATTCACACATGGCAGAAGAAAAAGTTTTAGTAAAATACATAGATTCAGCCCTTGCCGCGCAAAACGGTAGTCAGTCCTTTAGAATGGGATTGCATCTTGCTAGACAATGGGAAGATAAGGGTTGGATTAGGATTCTTGACAAGATCGCAAGAGCAAATCCTTCCGTGCCAATTGACAAAGATGAAGTCAGAAACACCCCTCTCATAAAGATGCTAGAAGAAGAGAACCTAACGAAGATCGCCTGGGTAACGAGCGATTACATTGATGCTGCTGTCAGAAAAGTGGGAGCGCAATGTGGATTCCAGGTTGAACATTTTTCGGCTTCGGTATTCAGTTCTGGCCTTCTCATGAAAACAAAATTGATGATTGTAGAGTCCAACATGAAAGGATTCACCCCCGGTCAGCTTGAAAATCTTCGTTGCATCCAATTTCAAAAGGGTATTCCTTTCATCTTTAGAATCGTCGGTTATGATGGTTCCGAGTTTTTTCAGCAAGGGCTTATTCATTCAAGACTGAATGTCTTTGCTTCGGCACAGCTTTTCGAGTACGCATGCGATCTTCACGAAAACCTCATAGAACCCTGGTTCATTGAAAGCAAATCAGATCATTTCGCTTTTTGGAGAGCGATAGAAGGGGCATTAAACGTAAAGCCAAAAGAGGCAGAGAATGGAGGTTTTTATATTCCTCCCGCCGTCAGAGCATCCCTTCTTACTTTTGAACCTCCTCCCAATACGCCGGTTACGGTTGAATTTGAAACCAGAATGCTCGAAGGACCAATAGAAAACATCCACAAGAATGAGACGGCAACGGACGCTCGTAGCGCTGAATATCAAGCCGAATTACAAAGGCAGAGACGGAAAGGGGGCACGAAGAATAGGGTGGTTAGACGGAGGAAAAGTGAATGAAAATCCTCACGGCCATTTTTTCATGCTCAAAAAATCTGCCTTACTTCTTCAAATCATTAGAATATTGGGACAAGGCCATGCAAAAAGCGTTGGAAATTTTTCCAACGATGGAATCCGAACTTCTCGTGATCGACTTCTCGGAGGACAACTGTAAAGAACTTCAGGCAGTGAAGGGCCGCTACAACTTCAAGCCCCAAGCCGGTTTTGGAAAAAATTTCAATGCAGCATGGACATATGCCTTTTTTGGAGCTTTTGATTTTCTCATCAACTTCAATGACGATGCGATAATTTCAGAACAATTTATCTCGGAAGGACTAAAGCTTTTTGAGAGAGGAAAGGATATAGGCATGGTGGGGGGAATCCCCAACACAGGCTCCTGGTGTTCCTCTTTAGATCTCTTGAGCATTCCAGCGCCTACTAATGAACTCGCGCTTGTCGATCCTATGGTGCAATTGAAGTGGGAGTGTTCGGCAGCGATTTATCGGGTAGAGGCGATTCTGCAAACAGGGAAGTGGGATGAAAGATTTGACATAGGTGGATCGGGGGTTTGTGGGGACAATGATTATTACATTCGGATGATAAAGGCCGGACGGACATTATTCCGATCAGGTCAAATGCGATTTTGGCATGCCAAGGGAATAACACAAAGTAGAGTAAGGATTCCCCTTCGAGGAAGGCCCGATCCTATAAAAGAAGCCAATTATGCATATTTGGCGAGCAAGTGGGGAATTAATAGAGAGGGCATGAAGATCGAAGATCTTTATCAAGCCCCCTTTAATGCTGGTGCATAATGAAGCTTACAATTTCAGTGCTTTTTTATGGCAAGCCTGACGTTTCACGGAAATTTCTTCAGTATCTTGAGCCTGGGTTGAAGAACAGACCGGACGTAGAGGTGATCATAAGAGATAATGGCTGCATAGGAATGGAACAGTCCGCCTCTGCCGTTCTCACAGCCGACATCAAGAACATTGTCTACATACCTTCTGGCATCAATTTGGGGTTTGGCGCAGGACACAATGAGAACCTCAAACTCGCCCGAGGGGAATTTTTTCTCTGTATGAATAATGATCTATTTATGCAGGACAATTCCTGGGTAAACAAGCTTCTTATGGCCTTTAGTAATGGCGGCAATGCCAGCCTTGTAGGACTTCAAGGAGTGCCCTGCGAGCTTCAATCCAATATGAGAACTCTCTATATCGAAGGCAAAAAGGGGGATCGCCTAGATTACATAGAGGGTGCTTTTTTTTGCGGCCGTACCAAAGATTTTCAAAAGTATGGCCTTTTCAGTCCTGCTTTCAAGATTGGCCTATTTGAAGACGGTGACTTGTCTTTGCGTTTTAAACAGATGGGATTTGAAATTTCGGTTTTGAAAATTGCCCATCAACACTTGCGGGCTCAATCTCTTAGTCTTTTTTCTGCTGAAGAGAGGGAAAGAATAGCAGACTATAACTGTGAAATCTTCAAGAAGCGCTGGGGAACATACATGCAGAATCAAAGGTTTGCTAATCGAGTTCTTATAAAGGCTGAAAGCGCAGGCATAGGGGATATTCTCGCCATCACTCCGGTTGTAGAGGCGGTACGCCGGGATCATCCTACAGCTATAATTGAAGTAACCACATCATGCCCCGATCTCTTTATCAATAATAAGCACCTGACGGAACTCTATAAAACAAAAAGAGAATATCCCAATAGTTACGATAGGGTTGTCGATCTCAAAATCAATTATGCTTCCTATGAGCCGATGGTTAAAGAAGCGGAAAGAGTGGCGGTGACGAAATTCAATTCGTATCTACCTCAAATTTTTTTGACAAAATTGGAATTAGAAGAGGGGCGCAAGGTTGTCGAGTCAGTAAGGAGAGGAGAAGGCCAAACGGTAGTCGGCGTTCAATTACAAAACAATCGCCCTGCCTGGGAAGGAAAATCGTGGGATTTTCAACATATTGCTCCTCTTATTAAGATGATTCAGGGTATCGACAGTAGCACGGTTATTGAATTCGGTAAAGACGTTCAGAGTAGTGGAGAGGCTGATCTCGATTTAGTAAATCAAACGGATTTGCGCGAATACCTCGCAATAGTGGCTAATTTAGATGTGATGGTGTGCATTGATAGTCTTCCGTTGCATGCTAGTCAAGCCTTTGGCATTCCTACATTTTGCATTTTTGGAGCAACGAGCCCGTTAGGATACGTCATTGATTGGAAGACTGTTTTTCCTATTCAGTGTCCTGATCTCGAATGCCTTGGTTGCTATCAGCGCAAAGGAGATTCGGGTTTTAATAAGTGCGCCGTGGGGTTTCAACACTGTATGCATGATTTGTCACCCGAACGAGTGTTTGAGACTCTTGTGACAGACAGAGACATTCTCTTGGAAAGAAATATTGAATATCTTTCAAAGCATTTGCAGTATAGTGGTCCTGAGTAAGAAAATGCGAAAGCTTAACCTCATAGACCAAAAATTTACAAGACTCACTGTGGTTCTTGAAGCGGGAAGGGACAAGTCGGGGCATATTCTTTATCACTGTATTTGCGACTGCGGAGAGCCGCGTATTGTTAGCGGTAGTGATCTCAAGGGTGACATAATTCAAAGTTGTGGCTGTCTTGCTAAAGAAAACCTAATTCAGAGAAACACTACTCATGGCATGTATCATTCAAGAGAAAATGGTGTGCGGAAAGCTATGATCGCAAGATGCACTAACCCCAATCATCCTGATTGGGAAAATTACGGTGGTCGTGGCATTAAGATTTGCGACAGGTGGAGATATTCCTTTGAAAATTTTTATACTGACATAGGGCCGATTCCTCCTGGCATGACGATAGATCGAAAAGATAATGACGGAGACTATGAACCAAATAATTGGAGGTTTGCCACTAGGAAAGAGCAAGCAAATAATACAAGGAAAAATCATATCATCAAACACGATAACGAAGAATTAACCATTTCTCAGTGGGCTGACAAAAAGAGAGTTTCGCGTAAAACTCTCACTTGCAGAAAACAACGAGACTGGTCTGATGAACGGGCTTTAACCACTTCTGTTCAAAGAAGAAAGGCGGCATAATGAGACTCACTTCTACTGCTGTTGAGGTGCCCTTGGATGAGGGCCTTGTTTCAATTTTGGCAGATCTTTTCGCAAAAACGCCGAGGATCAAAGCTGTTATAGAAACGGGAACGTATCAGGGCACCGGGACTACTCAGATAGTTATTGAGGCCGTAAAAAAAATGTTCAAAGAGCATCCAAAGATTAGTAAAAAACCAGCGGCCTATACAATAGAGGCAAGTGAAAAGAACTACCTGATTGCCAAAAACAATCTAAAGCAGCACGATTGGATCACTGTCATTCACGGCTGCTCCCTGGATCTTGGAGATTGTAAGAAATTCATAGAGGAGGACGATGCCATACTTCATCATGAAGATTATCCTGATATCTTTATTGATAGTCACGAGCCCGTGGATTTTTATACGAAGGAAATTGCGGGACAACTCTTCGGGAAAGGTGGAGTGGGGACGGATAATGTTCTGGCGCGACTAATTCCTGATATCTGGAAGATGCGACCATTGTTCATTTTGGATTCGGCGGGTGGCGTAGGCTGGAAGGAGTTTCAGACGGTTGTTGAGCTTATGCAGGATAGATTATACTATGTATTTGCTGATGATTGCGCCCATTTGAAGCACTTTCGGACAAAAGCTTACATGAAACATTGTCAATGGCCTATTTTAGCAGAAGACTCAAACGGTCGATGGATATTGGCCCAACATCCTGGGAGGACAGGAAATCCTAATTGGTAATAAAGAATGCCAAAGTTCATTGATTTGACTAACGAAACCTTTGGGCGCTTATTTGTGTTATGGCAATATGAAGAACGAGATAAGTTTGGATATCGTCTTTGGGTTTGTCTTTGCGAATGTGGTGAGCAAAAACTTGTTACAAGTAGTAACCTACTTAATGGTTCAACTCGAAGTTGTGGTTGTCTTCGTAAGGAACGACCCACTCGTCTTGTTCATGGTATGAGTAAAACTAAAGAGCACCATATATGGCGTAGTATGATAGTTCGCTGTTACAATTCTCAAGGCCCACATAAAGATTATGGGGCTCGGGGAATCAAAGTCTGTGACCGATGGCTTGGGCCTAAAGGCTTTGAGAATTTCTTCGCTGACATGGGCAAATGCCCCTTTGGCTTAACGCTGGAACGAAAAGACGTAAATGGAGATTACAACCCCGACAATTGTTGTTGGGCAACTAGAGAACAGCAAGCGAACAATAGAAGGACAAGTCGTTTTATCGAACATAATGGAGAAAAATTGACATTTGCCCAATGGGAAAGGAAAAAAGGACTTACGAGAGGCATTCTTCATTATAGAAAGAAGGCTGGCTGGTCTGATGAAAGGGCTCTCGCCCCAGGATGCGTGTAATGCAAATTGCGGCGTTTTTCAGGTCAGGCGTAGGCAACTTCATAATTTTCTCGAACGTCCTACAGTCACTTGCTCATGAAGCCGGAAACCCCGTAGATTTGGTTCTGGACGATGATTGGCAAAATGAAGGTCGAAAATCCGTAGAATTGATGGCTCGACAATTTCCATTCATAAAAAATATCGTAAAATTCCCTTCCGAGTTCGATAGAAAAAAATACGACAAGATTTTCATGAGTCGTCATTCGTTTTTGGGTGGGAGTTCTTACTCTTATCACTTCGGCAATCAACAGATCGAAGTGGCTAAACTTCCTTTGTGGGCCAAACACTTCTATCACGAACGGGATTTCTATTTTTCTGAACTCGTCGCTCAATTTGACTACAGGGGGCCTGTATTCTCGCAGTTTATGCCAATGGCTGACAAGTTGCCGATAGAACTTGCGCCAGAGCCTAAAATCGTAATTGCTAACGGATGGGCCAGGAGTCCTAATGGAAAGGATAAATGGAAAAGGAAAATTTGGCCTCATTTTCCCGAGTTGGTAGAGACTCTTCTTGGCTTCTATCCTGACGTAACCGTGTATTTGGTAGGGGGCAAAGAAGACCAAGAATGGGCCGAGCCCGTTGGAAAAATTTCCAACCATAGGGTTATTGATATTACTGGACATTTGACTATTTTGGAGACTGCAAGACTGATTTATGAAAGTAATTTAACTATTTGCAACGATTCACTTGTCATGCACGTCTGCGATGCGCTTCAGAAGCCGGGTATAGCGTTATTTGGCAGCACGCTGGTATCAAAAAATGGTCCTTTGAATGGCACAATGGAAGTTGTCCGATCAGGAATGCCTTGTGCTCCATGTCAAGGAACACTTTCGTTCGTTCTTTGCTCTGGGCCTGATAGATGCATGTCCGTGCTTCCTGTTGGCTGGGTTATGGCCGTGGCAAGAAAACTCCTGCCTTTTTCTTGAGTAATCTATAAAAAAATGTGAGAAGAGGGGCCATACAGCTTTTGTAATGGAGCAGACATGGCCATCATAACTCTTGAAAATCTCAAAGTGTATGCTGGATTAGATCCAGACAATACCGAGGAAGATGAAAAACTCGGCTGGATCATTGACGCCGTGCATTTGAGTATCGACAATTATGTGGGGAGAGCTTTAGCCGAAACTGAACATGAAGGCGAACTTTATGATGGGCCGGGGACCGAAGCCTTGTGCCTGCGAAATTATCCCATTACGGAAGTTACGACAGTTTGGGTTGCGGGAGTGGAAGTTCCTGCTTCTGAGCCCTATTCAGATACGCCTACTTATGGCACCTATGGTTCTTACTACATTCAAAATGCTGACGATGGTATCCTATTCCATAGCCTATGCTGGCCCTCTGGTCGTGCGATCATCAAAGTGGCTTACAAAGGGGGATATGCTACGATACCTAAAGACATCTTCCTGGGAACGCTAGAAATGGCCGAGTTTTATCGTAAGGTGACAAAGAAGACCGCCATTTCGTCCGAAGGTCTAGGAAGTTACAGCACGGTTTTATACAGTTCTTTGGGATCAATGGATGGTTTACTGACTATCCCGTCGATTCCCTTCATGATGATTCTCAATCATTATCGGGCAAATAGCTATTCTCATTTGGTGTACTAATATGAGTTTCGTAGACTGTCTCAATGCAAGAAGTAATATTTACCGTTTACAGGACGGCACTAACTATGATTTCTCTCAATCAGAAGAGGGAGAAGTGAATGAAGTTTGGGCCATCGTGTCGTTAAATACGAAATGTCGAGTCGATGTAGATCATGTTTCAGTAAAGAGACGGTCAGATGGTCCAGTAGATTTAGGAACCAGAAAAATATTTTTCGATGGAAGAACGGATGTACGTAATGGCGACAGGATTTACAGAAACGGGGAGCACGGAGCAGAGCAATATGAAGTAGTTGATGCCACTCCCATAGATGACTTCGATAAAAGGATTCATCATTGGGAAGTAACTGCTAAGTTTACCGATTGGAGTCCCCCTGCCTACATGGTGCTCTGGGTCGGTGAGGTGGCCTTCTCGAACGTCTTGATAAAGGAAAAGATATTTGGCTATAGAGACACGTATCCTTTAAGTATCGTTCATCTTGCGAGTGGGAGTCGGATTATGAACGTTTCGGTTCAGATCAAGATTCCCTTCAACGATCCAGCAGCCTTCGTAACAGTAGGATATGGCGACATTCAAGACAATCTTATATCGAGTGATATGGTAGATTTAGGAAGCGTGGAAGTTCATGAAGAGGTAGAGAATATCCTTATGGACGCATATACTGCGGTCAAAATCTATGCAGACGTGGGAGAATCAACAGAAGGAAGTGGGATTGTTTTCGTAGAGTCGGTTACTATGGAGCAACCATAATGCCGGGGCAGGAGAGATCAAGTAAATATTCCAAAACTATTGACAAATTCTTTCAAACTCAAGGAGGACTTGAAGGGAAAGGAATTCCTACTCAACCTCCCCCTACTCCTGGGCGGTTTAGGCTTTATCCTCATGAAGATGGCCGCTGGTACACTTTGGATAGTGAGGGGAACGAGCAAGAGATAGGAATCGGCGAGCCTGGACCTGCTGGACCTGATACCAGATTTATACGAGAAATCGCTGGAGAAGCCCTTGGTGGCAATAGAGTGGTCATAGTCGATGATGATAGTAAAGCCTACTATGCTGATCGCTCTATTTCTTCTCATACAAACCGAGTTTTGGGCATTACTACAAGCGCAGTTTCTCAAGATGTATTTGTGGATATTCAGATATTCGGCATCATGGTGGAGCCGAGTTGGAACTGGACAATGGAGTTACCGATATTTCTTTCGACTAGCGGGGTGTTGACTCAAACTGCCCCAACTAGCGGATTTATACTCATAATGGGATTTCCTGTTTCGTCAAGTGCCATGATGATTGAAAAGGGCATCCCTATCACACTCGCATAAGGAGAAGGCTATGGCTGCAAAAAAGCCTCTTGCAAACTATTCCGGTGACACAAAAGAGATTCAAAGTGGAGATTCCATTGAGGTCGGTCTTATTCCTGCTGCAATAGCTGGGGGGGCCTCCGGCCTTTTGACGGGCGCTGATAAGACTAAGTTGGACAATCAGAGCAATACCAATACCGGGGATCAGACCCTTGGAAGTCTTGGCGCAGAAGCCGTTGCTAACAAATCCACTACTACTACTCTTGGCACCTCTGACACGCTCTATCCCACTCAGAACGCGGTTAAAACTTATGTGGATACTGCTGTAACGGGCCTGATTGATGATCGTGGCAACTATGATGCATCTGGCAATGCGTGGCCATCTACGGGTGGGTCGGGTGCGGCTGGTGCCATTCTTAAAGGTGACTTGTGGTACATCTCTGTTGCCGGGACGCTCAAGGGCGGAACTGTTGCGGTCGGGTCTTCTATTAGGGCCTTAGTGGACACCCCTGGCTCAACGGATGGAAATTGGGATATTCTAAATGTTGGACTAGGTTTCACTCCTGAAAACGTGGCCAACAAGTCTACAAGCAATACCCTTGGAACATCTGACACCCTGTATCCTACACAGAAAGCCGTCAAAGAATATGTGGATAATCATGTGGTGGCACTTCCTACTATTACATTGGTTGCCTCAGAAGCCTTGCCTGATGGTGGATGGGTAAATTTCTGGAATAGCTCGGGAACAATGAAGGTGCGAAAAGCGGACGCAACCACGAGTGGGAAAGAATGTCATGGATTTGTAAAGGCAACATATTCAACAAACGATTCGGCAGTTTGTTATTTGCCAGGACAACTCAATGATCATTTGACGGGGCAAACATTAGGTCCGCTATTTCTTTCAACTACGGCAGGCGAAGGAGTGAGCAGTGCGCCGTCTGGTTCTGGCAATGCGGTTCAAAAGGTGGGAGTAGTTTATTCAGCAACGGCGGCAGTTTGTTGGCCGAATCCTAATCCGGTAACTTTGGCATAGGTGTTGCATTGGCTGAGAAAAATCCTATTTGTAATTACGCCGGGGAGTTTAAGGAGCTTCAAAGTGGAGATACGCTTCCCGGAGGTACAGGCTCGGGAGATTCTGTTAAGAAGACTTATACTCAGGCTTCTCATGGGTTTGCCGCGGGGAATCCGATTTATCGAAAGTCGGATTCGACTTGGGTAAAGGCTAAGGCCGATGTTGCTACTACAGCCGAGGTTATTGGTGTAGTTGAGAGTGTAAACGGTGACGACTTTGTTTTAGTGGAGTCTGGGTACATTACAGGACTTTCAGGGGGAACAGACGGGGCAGTTGGTTTTCTTTCGGCAGCAACAGCCGGGGCAATTACAACGACGGAGCCTGACCCTTCTCTTTATATATCCAAGCCTCTCTTAACCTATACGGGAACTACAACGGCTATCGTAAATATTATGCGGGGCATGACGCAGGCTCCTACTGATCCTGCTCCTGATATAATGAGAGGGCGGCTAGTTTATGTCTCTACTACCCAAATAAAACTACAGAACCAACCCGGAAATCAATCCCGGCTTTGGGATAACACAAATGGGTATGATCGAGTTGTAGCAAGGGCGGCAGAGCCGACCCTTTCAAGTACGGCCGCAGACATGAACGGTGACGCAATAACTTATGCTACAGTTTATGATGTTTTTGAAGTATTTGACAGCCCTACGGAGTCTCATCTAGCCGTTGCGAAATGGGCAGTCTCAACTCAAGGGAGTTCTGTGAGGACAGCGGCATGGGTGACTTCAACGGCCTATAAGATTGGTCAAAGAGTGAGTAATTCAGGAAGTTACTACCCCTGTCTTGAAGCCCACACTTCAGAGACTTTCGCTATAGACCTTGCGGCTGGCAAGTGGGGTCCGGCAATGACCGGAACAGGTGATTTCCTAGGCCTAGACATCGGGGACGCCGGGTATCCTATCTATTCCAATACAGGGGCATGGAGAAGCTATCGTTGGCTTGGAGTAGCAATAGCTTACAATGACACCGGGAGTAAGTTTAGGAATACGAATCAAGACTCCAGTATCGGTAATTACTATAATCGACAACCTAGAAAACACGCTAGCTATAACAGCACGCCTAATTGGACATTAGGCACTCAGGTTGCTTGGCAGGAATACAACAATGGCACTGGAGTAAATCATGCAAACTGGGTTTGCGCCGTTACACATGCAGCAACGTGTTTCTATATCGAAAAATTATCGGTATCGTCAGGAGTGACGGGATATACAGGAACGTCATTAGATGGCATAGACCCAGACTCCCCTGGTGGTGTTTGGATTGCCTTTGCGATTTCGGGAGTAACTCAAAAGGTGTTCTCTATCAATTCCGTTTCTGTAGGCCCTGGTTATCATTATGCCACGGAGGTTCAGTCCTCAAGTGGAGCAAGCACAACGTACTATGGAAATAACGCAAATGGTATTTTTGCGGCTTGGGTAGTGGAGGTTTAGATGCCGAGTCCGGCGGAACAGGAAATTTTAGACCAGTTAGCCTTGAAAGAGATGACAAGGTTTCATGGCGAATTGATAGCGGCAGGTGTGGAATTTACCGGGGTTGATAGCAATGATATATTGTCTGACCTCAATCCGGCACATGCTTCTTTGGCTGCTCTTGTAATTGCAGCCAAAGGCAAAGCTCTTGCCTCTACGGAATGCCAAGCGGTTAAAACGGCTCTTGGAGAAGCCTCTTCACAATGGGTGGCTTATCAAGCCGTGAGAAATGCTTGGGCAGAACACCAACGCACAGAGAAGCTTCTGGTTGAGGTCGTGACGATGATTGCGGAGCTTTTTTACACAGCCGTTTACAACAATGCTGGACTACCTGTGGGGGTACCTAAATTCAACATGACAAAGCTACAGGAAGCAAAAACGAGGATAGATGAGATCAAAGCACAGTATCCGTATCTGACGTAGGACAAAATGGGTAGCACGTTTCAAACACACTTCAAGCTTTCAGATTCCGGTAGCCGATTACAGTTTGGTCAAATATCGAGCCTTGCAAAGCTACAGGATAGGCTCGCTTCTCATTCTGATATGGTAGGGGATTTGACCCATGTTCAAATCATCAACAGTATGTATGATCGTTTTTTGAACGAGAACGGCATTGATGGAAGTTCAGTTTATACATTCGGGACGGGGTATTGTACGTCAGTGGAGGGGGTTGTCTCTGCCGCGGTGAATCTGATACCTTCAGGGGACGGGGACCTTTCTAGTGGATGGACGGGTGGGCCTTTGTGGTCATTAGTAGACGACCCTCCAGCATCCCCAGATGATAATGCTACTTTTTGTGCTAACTACACTAATGTTGGAGGATATGGATATTTTGCTTTTCCTACTCCTGATATTTCCCCTTATGCTACTATAACAAACGTCCGGGTTTATGTAAGATCCAAACTTCAAACGACGGGAACGCTGAAAATACGATCAGCCGTAAAGGTAAATGGAACTCGTTACGGAACGGTTGCAACCGAATTCACAGTGACTTCGTCTTGGGCAACCTATGATTATACATTCTCAACGAATCCTGATACTGGTTTGGCATGGATAGCAGAAGATATTTTAGGAACAGGGCCTCATCCTCTTCAACAAATAGGAGTTTATAGTAGTACGAATAACGCTAACGGCATATGTTTTACTCAACTTTACGGAACAGTAACGAGGTATATTTCCGCTCAAAATATGGTTTTGATTTCTAACCCTGTAACCTCTTCTCGCATTGCTTCTCAAGGTAGAGCAGTTGCGCTCGTCAAAAACATAGACGCATCGACAAAGATTTATATCTCTTCAGCAACTTCTCCGTCATGGACGGAGCTTACAAATCTAACGCTAGTGAATGCCAATATTGGAGGGCCGGGAATAAACCTTTACCTAAGTGACATCGTGGCTATTCCTTATAGCGCAGACAAGGCCATGAGATGGAAGGCCGAGACGGACGAGGGACATGGGACTTTGGTTTATAGGGTAGCGACGGATTGGGCATAGGCAAAGCTTAAAACAAATGCCGAATTCTTGACCTTTGAGGCATCAATCTCTATATCCTTTTTCAAATTGAAGGTAGGAGAAAATCATGAAACTTATTCTCACGAAAGCCTTTACGCTAGACACTACGGGAGTTTTGATAAGAAAAGGTGCTACTGCGGGAGACGGAGTAATCCCTTCTGGAATTGATGTTGCAGGTATTTTTATTGAACCTGTAAGCGAAAGTGATGTAATTGAAATCTGCGGTATTACCGAAGGAAGTGATTGGCTTCCTCAAAGGGCGGGCGTAGGCTATCGGCTCGATAGAATTATGGATGACGATAAAAGGTTTTTGCTTGTAAGAGCGGCAAGCAGCACCGTTGCAGTGCATATGCACGTAGAGGGGAGTTAAAATGAGTTTCGGACCTCAAAGTAGTAAAGGCTTTACCTCCATACCCCAGGAAGCCGCGCCAGACCCACGAACCAACGGCGGGCGGCTTGCAGTTACTCCAGCGTATATGAACACCGCGTCCGATTCAGCTTTCCAGGCAAACGCTACAGATGATCGTATCTTGTTTGGCTGGACTCAGGAAGTGGCTCATACGCTTTCTGCTCTTAGTCTTTATGTAACAGCAGTAGGAACGCAAGGAAACATCACGCTGGGTTTATATTCAGTTGATGCTGATGGTGAGCCTGATACACTTGTTTTCGACATTGGAACCGTGGACAGCGGAGCCAGCGCAGATACGTGGATCAGAAAGACATTCACGGCTCAACAGCTTTACCCTGGAAAAAGATATTGCGTTGTCGCCAGTGTAGCGGCTGATAAGGACGTTTCATTTTCCTACAATCGACAAGATACAGGGCAGACTTCGGGCTTAGTGCCGGGATGTTGGAGTAAGTCAACCGTAAACGGAGGAACTGCTTGGACGGACGTTACTAAGGATTCTCAACCGGCACTACTCAACATGGTTTTGCAATCTACCGCAAATCATATTCCTCAATTAGTTTATGGGTGGGATGGGAAACACGGGAATAAAGTTGCTTTATATAACACCAATACGTCGGCCTGGGAATTAAAGGCAATTCCTGATGCGGGCTTACTGTATGATGCGTCAGGGGATACCGCCGACGAAACCAAAAATTGTTATATATGGTGGGAGAACGCGCAACTCAATATTACCATCATGCAAGAGGGAACAGGCTTTCAAGACGGAATTGTAGTAGCTGACTCAGGCGGACAAGACCACGATCAGAGATTTATTGGCCTTGTCACCCCCGTCAACAGAATCTCCACCTATCAAGCCCCTATCCGGTGTGATTCTTACAATACTCTCTGGAACGCAGATAATCAGACTGAGCAAGTGCTGTATCGACAGCCTTATGTGAGTCAAACGGTTCATACGTTTACACCATATACGTGGGAAAAAGCACATAAAGATGATAGCTTTACTATCAAGGTATTAACCGGAAACGAAGTTTTGACCTCTATCATTGAGGGAAATGGCTTCAATGCAAATAATCCTGTGATGACTACTGTTGGATATGACTCTACCGTCTTGACTATTCCCGCAGAACCGTCCGCCTTTTGTTTAGATTTCGCTGTTCAGGCAGGAAGTCGCTCTTATGTCCAGAAGAAAAGAATGACAGAAGGACTTCATACTCTATATCTAATGGTTCAGGGTTGTACCGCCGGGATGTATTTGTGGAACACTACTAATAACGGTCAACCCAATGACTACATGACTCAAATTTGGAGATTCAAAGCATCTTACATGGGATAAGCAATGCAGGCGAGAGGCGAAACAGACAAATGCTTAACCGTCTATTAGACAAAATAAAGACTTCCGCACGATTCTGGATTCCCTTCCTGGCTATTTGCGCTGTAATGGGAATGGTGATTATCACTGTGCGAACACAGACTCACCAAATCTCGCTCCAGCAGCAAGCTATTGTGGAAACGAAAGCCCTTGCCATAAAGCAGGATCTCCTTGCAAGCAACAACGAGGTTTTGAACATTCTTAGGGTTAATGGGGAAAAAGCTGCCGCCATTGTAGATTCACAGACCATAATTAATGATTTAGAGGCTTCGCCTTACGATGGAATACATTGCATGGCGTGGGGGGGCAACCTTCCACCATCATCGTTGACGAGTTTGGCATGGACTGATGATCTAATGCTCGGGACAAAAGATCTTTGGTTTACAACTCTATTTTATGAAATCACAACAGCAGGCCGTGGGATAGATATCAATGATCTCTACGGTGGATTGACTCAGTGGTTGATTCAATGGACGATGGCATTAACGAAGGCTAAACAGATCAATAGCCCTGGGATTATTTTCGACCCGGAAATTTATTCAAACGATGCCCTTGGTTTGACAACTAATGCAGCCCTAAGCGGTTTAACGCAAAACGAATTAGAGGCTGGCCTTCAGGCTATAGGCGCGCAGATGATTGATATTGCCAACAATATTTATCCGACTGTTACCATTTTGGATTTATTCGGGATGGTCAGTCCTACAGCACAAAATGGTTCATATCTCACTTGCGTTGACTACTATTTAGCAACGGGCATGTTGGCCCGAGCAAAAGAAACTGCTTCTCAAATAACCTACGTTGCGGGAGGAGAACTTGATATTCACTATTGGCATTCGACAGTGGAACATTTGATTGCGAATATAGTAGCAACGGAATCAGCAAACGCTGAAGCCTTAGCAGAATATCCAAACTTAAAAGTCGGCGCTCCCTTTTTCCCCTGGAACGGGATTGCAAATACCACTGGGGCATTTCTGACTTACCTTCAAGGGCAAGATATTGTCGATTTTGCAGACGTTTACGAGATGTATCCTGTTCTAAATGCCTTGAATGCTTATGTCGGAGATGATGGGATAATTTGGACATACGGAGACCCTTCAAATGGTTTTCAGCCGTTTCATGCCTCAATCGGCCCACCATTCACGAGAGTTTTTGCACATGCAAAGTATAGGGAACAGATAGTTGCAGAGCTGGGCCAAACAGGACTTTACGACGTGACTGCTGCCCTCGCTGACCATGACAAGAACATTTCGCAGGGTGAATACGTACGGGCTGGTGAGCTGCAATGACCGCAAAGGATCGTGCCAAATGATCTCAGGGGAAAGGACAGTGCCGATGTCGGAAATAAGCCGTGAGGCCAAGCAAAGCAATGTGGACTAAGCAAGAAATATGGCAGAAAGCGAAAGGGCTTCCCCGAACTATGGGAGCATGGATGTTTTTCTGCATTATAGTCTTTGGGACTGCTATGGTTATCTCGGAATGGCATCAAACTTCCACGCAGAAGGAGACGCAGGCTGAAGTTAAAATCATAAAGCAAAATCAGGCAATATTAAAAAGCATTGAATCTAACGGGGGAAAGGCCAATGCAATTCAAGTCCTCGTTTTAGATTTAGTCGCTGATATTAAGCGGCTTTCAACTGAAATAATCAGTAATCAAAAGGATCTAAGAACCAATAGAGAACTCTTGTTGGAAGGTCTTCAAAAGATAGAAAAAAGGCTTGAAGCTATCGAAAAAAAGGTGGGAAAGTAAATGCCTACGTGGTGGACCGAAGCTATTCATTTTTTGTGGTCGTATAGTACTTGGTTCGCCATGACGGTGATTCTTGGAGGAATAATCATCCAATTTCTAGTGCGTCCCTATCTTGCCAAGGTGTCTGGCGGTTTTCATAAAATGGTTTGTTATGTGGAGCAATTACGGGATTCTAAAATCGACCCGAGCAAGACAGACAAGAAGGGGTATCCTGTTCTGATTGCTACACACGAATTAGTAGAGGCTATAAGGGAAAACAAAGAGCTTTTCATTAAACATTGCGATTCGGCTTTCTGTCCGGTGGTTCCAATCATCATGAAAGATTGGAAGGAAACGCGGGATAGACTTGATGAAGTAAATAGTTCTCTTTTAGAAACCCACAGAGAATTACGAATATTGCTCACACAGATGGCGGGAACATCCAAGGAACATTTAGATAGAGCTTCAAAAGTCAAGACAGAACTCGAAAAAAGCATTATCGTGGTCTTAGAGAGGGACGAGAAGCAGCAAAAAGAGACAAGAGATGCGGTCAATGCTGGATATGAACGCATGAATGATGTTCTTAATACTATATTGGCTGACAAAAATGTTCAAATGGCCGAGAACAACGCCTTAATGGGACGAGTGGTTACTGCTCTTGAAAAATTAGCCTCGGAAAAGACCGAAAGGATGAAGAACGGTGGCAAGTAATGAGCACTTCCGCAATAAACGAGGATACGTGGAGGTTTAGCATGGGAACCGCCGAAAGGATGGAATATCAGAATAAAGAGCAGCACGAGCAGGTTATGGAAGGTTTTGTCAAAAACGAGGGGGTTCCGATATTTATTGCCGCCACCAAAGGGTGGATTGTTATTTTAGACGAAGTGATAGAGAAGCTTTAATGAGCGCAGATACAATACTTGATCTTCGTTTTAGAACCGCCACCCACGAAGCTGCTCAAAAGATAGGGATTCTCATTGTCCAAGGAATCCAAGAAGAGCTTTCTGGCACTCGAAATGGACGATGGTATCCTTCGCCTGGAAATAGGCTTTACGATAAAGAAGTCTATCATAGTCTTCCTCCAGATCAGAAATCAAAAATCAACTATCGACTGAAATTTACTGGCGCACGCAATAGAAATGATATTGTCGGGGCGGCTTATCAAGCTTCTGCCCCTGGCGAGGCTCCTGCCCCCAGGACCGGGAGACTAATACAGTCTTTCTTTATGGTCATCGAAATGCTGGATCAGAATGTTTACGAGGTTTCGATTCGGTCGAATGTTTTTTATGCTGATGATTTGAACTACGGCACAGAACGACTAGATCCAAGACCTTTCATTGAGCCCGTTATCATTAAAAAAATGCCCGAGATAGTTGCCATTCAACATCATTTTTTGTATCAGGTGCTTCGAGGTAGACCATGAGTAATGAACTAAATAAATTGTTTTATCAAACCGTTATCAATGATGCCATATTCAAAAGCGAAACGGGCGGAACGGCTCAAGATCCTCGTCTTTATAGGTTCAAAACGCCCGTTAAACTCACTGTGTCGGACAGTAGACCTGCATATGGCATTTATCGTCTCATGGGGACCGGACATGTGAGAGGAAGTGCCAAAATAGATCAGGGCCAAGAAGATGACCACACATATTCCCTGGAGCTTTATGCCAAGTCGGATTCTATGGTTCATACGATTGCTCATGAGATTCATGAATTATTTAAAGAGGCAAATTTCTTTACAGAAAATCTGAGGGTAGGTTATACGTGGGCCACTAGAGGAACAATCGACTTTGACGAGGGCCGTCAACTCTATTACGAGACAATGGCTGCCTTCTTTACGAAAGTCATAAAGCTGATTGCATAAGGAGTTTGAACATGGCAGGCGACGGACGAAAAGTAAAAATGGGGGCCGCTTGGGTCACCTTTGGCACCATTCTTGGCAACGTGGGTCAGGTAGTGGATCTTGGCTATACCAAGGGCGGCATCTCGTTCACAATGGAAACGGCTTCTCACGAAGTTACAGTTGACCAGGAAGGAACCACTCCGATTGCTGAGACGATAATGGGTCGGCGTGTAACAGTGAACTGCCCGATGGCAGAATCGAACTATGAGCGGCTTAGTTACTTGATGCCCGAATCGACCTATTCGACGGACGGCACAGGTGGGCTCCTGAAGATCAAATCAGGCGTCGGTGGCGCTCTCATGGACTTTGCCGATGAGGTGATGATCACATCCAAACAAGATCCCGAGGATTGGATTAAGCTTTATTTCGCCGCTCCCATTGCCAACCTGAATGCTTCTTTCACGGCAGATGGCGAAAGAATCTGGCCAATCCAGTTCAAAGGATACGTGGTGCCTACCGGAATGGCGAATGCCGGTTACATTATGGGTATTCACGAAGGGTCATAGTTGGAAAAATTTCCAACGGTCTGAACAAAAAGGAGGAGCAATATGAGGACGTTAGATTTGGACATGGTAAAGCAGCAGATTGGAGAGCTTAAACTTGGGGGAAAAATTTTCCCCATTTTTGAGCCCTCCATCGGCCAGCGACTTCGGCATACGGCTGAATTGGAACAAACTCGCAAAGACATGCAGAAGTGGCAGAAGAAAAAAGAGGAAGAGGGATTTTCTGACAAGTATGATGCCTTTTTGAGAGCATGGTATTTACGAGAACTCAAGATCTTTATACCCGAGTTCACAAAAGAGGACTTAGAGAAGATTGATCACAATCAGCGGGCAAAGATTTTCGAGTTGATTTTTGGCATTGAGCCCGCTGAATCTGAAGTTCCGGCTGAAAAAAAAACAACCTCCCGCAGAAAAAAGGGGGGATCGCATGGAGGGAAGTCATAGGAAAGGTTTGTGATGTTTTTGGTGGAGAGAATAGGGCAAGTTGTCTCGACATGACGCGCAAACAGCTTCTCGGTGCATATTGGGAAGCGATGCGCGTTGAAGCGCGTCGAGGGCTATGGCTTCTCAGAGTGATGATAGCGGCAAAATCGCCAAAGGTTTACAAAACCCTTACCGAAGAACTTGAGCAGCGGGCCTATCCGGTTGATCCAGAAGCAGATGGCCATTTTGGGAAAGAGGACATACGGGCGGTTAGAGGACTTATGAAGAACATGGCGAAGGGTGAGCGATGACTGACGTTCTCGACCTCTATAATAGCATTTCGGATGCCGCCGATAAGGCCCTTTCAAAAGGCGCTGCGCTCTTGGAACAGAGCAAGGTGCTGTCTAATTTGAAGCCTATTGCCGGGACAATTGCTCAAGGAGCAATTGGTCCTGGCATCATGCTTGCTGACCCATTACAAAAATTTGTCACGGGCGAGGCGGCATTCCATAAGGCTGCTGCTGAATTTGTTATTGATGCCAAACAACTTCAAGTGGGGGGGACTCTAGCCTCAAAAGGAATTGGCGCTGCTGGAGAGGCTTGGGCCACTGAAGGCACCCGTGTTGGCAAATCTCTACAGTGGTTGTCTAAGACTGCAAAGGAATGGACTAACACCGCAGGAATGATGGAGGATACTCTTAAATCCTTGGCGGGCAAAACAGGAGCGCTTGCAACTGGATTTAGAGGGGCAGCAACGGTCATAAAGATCGCTACAGGACCGATAGCGACGGCTCTCTTGGCAACTACTGCTGCCTATGAACACTTTGTTAAGCAATGGATGGAGGATTCTGATAAACTTCAGGCCAGCATTAAGGCTACGGCAGGCGTTTTCAAAGGAGGAGATTTTACCAGTATCGCTCAAGGAATGCATCAATTTACACAAGCTGGAGGGTCACGGAAAGACTTTCTTGACACGATGCAAACTGGTGGTGGAGTAGGACAGAACCTTAATTCTGGAACGGCCACTCAACTTGTTGAGCTTGCAAAAGTTCAAGCGAGGGAAAGTGGCAAGACGATGGCCGAGGAATTTCAGAAAAATATCCATACTTTTCAAGCCATGCAGGCCGAGGGGGCCACTCCTTATAAAATACAGCGGGAAGTTACTCAAAGGCGAGTTATAGCGGGTGGTCCTGATGCCGGTCGGAGCATGAAGAGCCCGATAGATGCATATCAGGAGTGGGGCGAGGATGTAGGTCGAAACCTCAATATAGGCAGTCAGGGTGCTGGCATCGGTGAGGGAATAAGCCGGATGAAGTATTTGATGCCAGGAAGATCTATCCAAGACAGAGTTCACGAAGGAATGGTAAATGCCTCTGATTCGGCATATGGCAATCTTCATAGACTGCCCTTATTCAGTGGCATTTCTCAGGCCGGTAATCTTATAAGTAAGGCTGGTGAGGCTTACGCTGGGGCGAGTTCAAAATGGGACACTTATTTAGGAAAAAGTAATTTAGCGGAATCTGAAAGATTGTTGGGAACAGGTGACGAGGCCGACAGAGAAAGAGGAATACGGCACGGTGTTTTGGGAACGAGGGATCTTGCAAGCGGAAGCATGAAACAATTCGAGCTAAGTGCTACTGCGGAACAAAAGGCGAATGCTGCCGAAGAGGCAAAAGTCTCTAAACAAGAACAAATAGTTGAAGCTGCCAGAATGCGGGAGCGAGGTAAGGAGCTAGGCCCCAAGGTTATAGAAGACACAAAACGCATACGCGATCAGCTTCAAAAGGCCGCTGAATCTGGAAACGCTGATGAGTTAGAAGCTGCCAGGAAGTCTGCCGAAAAGTTGGCCACGGCTAATGGCAAAAATTTTCAAGAGCTAATCAATATTCAGAAGGCCACCGATCAATGGGGACACTTGCTCCCTAGTTCTGAAAATTTGGCGAAAGCGACAGACGAAGCGCAAAAATCTAGGGCAGACCTAGAAAAGAAAAAGAAGTTTGCGACCGAATTGCAGAAGAGCGCTGGTGTGCTACAAGGCACGACGGGAGCAGTTCCCGCAGCGGCATTGTCGCAAAAAGATATTTATTCTCAGACTCCTGCCCAATTAGAAGAACAAGAGCGGGCGCACCAGAAGGGGATAGCCGCTGCTCAACGCACACAAAGAGAAATGCAACTCATTCAAAAGGGAGGAGGAACTTTAACCAAAGAGCAAAAGGATAAATTAGCTCAGGCTCAACGAGATATAGTAAAGGGTCGATCTGAAGAAACGGGCATGTCGGCAGAAACCGAAAAGCTTATTCAAAAACACACGGAAGCGGGGCAAAAACTAGAGGAGAAAGGGAAACCCGAAGAGGCGCAAAAAGAATATGATAAGGCAAAAAAAGCGCAACAAGAGGGATACAAAACATCCGATACCCATATTAGAAGAATAGCTCTTAAAGAAACTCGGGCAAAATTAGAAATGGAGCAGCAAGAGTCTGGCGTTAGGATTGCCAGGACTCAATTACCCGTATCTATAGCCGCCATGAAGGAGCGAGGAGTGCTCCAGGGTGCAGAGGCTAAAGAAGTTGAGGGAATGTTGGGCAAGAAGCCGGAAGATGTCGGTTCCGATCAGGCTCAACGTATCGAGATGAAATTGAAAGAGGCCCAGGCCAAACGTGAGGCCGAAATCCAAAAGGTAGACCTTCAATTTATTAAGCCACAGCAAGAGTTGCAAGGCAGAAGTGTAAGGATTACTGCCGGTCAAATGGGCGCTACGGGTGCCATGAGTCCCGAACAGGTCAAAGAAGCCCAAGCATTGGCCGCAAAGGGCGATGAAGTCTCGATTCATAATGCCGAAAAGCTGATTGAATTGGCCCAAACAAGACAGAAGGTAGAATTGGCCGCAGTAGAGGCTAGATACGCCAAGACTGAACAGAAGCTTGCTGGAGAAGGAATTGACGTGCAGGCCAAAGGCATGGCCGATTCGGGCGTTCTGGATGAGGAGAGGGTCAAGGAGGTTCAAGCCCTGGTTGCAAAGGGGGATGCGGTTGCGCTACAAGAGGCTCAGAAGATCCTCTCGATTGCTGAAAAACGAAAGCAAATTGAAGAGGGTATCCTTCAGATTAAAATCCAGAGTATCACGAGAACTGGCGAACGCTCTAGTATTGGCACTCAGGCGGCATCTCTTCAAAGGCAGGACGCTTTAGGACCAGAAGCCGGGATGATAAATAAAATCTCTCAAGAGGGCAGCAACAGAGAGTTTGATGCGGCCAAAGGAACGATGACAAATATCCTGAACATCCGAAAGAAGATGTTTCAGGATGAAATCAGTTTTACGGTCCAGTATGCTACTGCCCGCATGAACATTATCAAAACTCATTACGAGAATTTGAATGAGATGGAAAGGGGTAAATTACAGCAGGCAGATCGGAAATATGCTCCCCACATCCAGTATGCCGGTGAGGTGGCCCAGGCGCAACAAACTATGGTGGGCGCTCAGATGGGTAGATATGCTGGGGAAGATTATTGGAGACAACAGCAACGGGGCGAACGTGGCATTCGAGAAGAAGGAACCGATCTTGCATTCAATCTTGGCGGTGGTTCAACTCCTCGTGAAGTTCAGCAAGTGAGGGCAATAAGGGCTCATAAAGAACGTAAGGAGGATTTTGCAAGACAACAGGCGAGGACACAAGAAGAAGATACCGCAAATATCGAAGCAGGTACAACGGCACAAGCCGCCGTGCGGGAAGAAGTTGTGGCGGGTGGCGGTAACGTAGAGGAGTTTGAACAATCCGAAGGTGGGAGGGCCTTTGTCCTTGGGCAACTACAAAAGAATCAAGCGGCCTACAGCCGACAAGGAATAGATGTCTCTGGTCAGATCAAAGAGTTAGCTGGGAAACAACAGGAACATGCTGGAAAGAAATTAGGCGTTGAGACAACCATAAGGCGGCGAGATATGGAGTCTCAAGAAAAACAAGTCGGTGTTATGGAAGAGGAGATCGAGAAACTCAAACCTGGAGAACAACAGGACAAGGCTAAGGTTGAATTGGCGGGTAAATACAAGGACGCTGCGGCAGTAGCCCTACAACAAGGGGATACGGAAAAGGCAAAGCAATATAACGACAAGCAGGAAAAAATTCTTGAGCAGGTTCCCGATATTCTAAAGAAAGACTTCGGAGATGTGGCAAAACAAAGTCTGAATGAACTCAAGACCCAGACTGAAGTTTTGAATGCCATTAACGAGTCTCTTGGTGGCGAGAAGCCAGGATCATCGAAAGATGATGATACAGGCATAGAAGGCGAAGCAGCAGGAGAAGGCGAAGGAAAGGGTAAAGGAGGAGCTAAGGCGGCATTCGGCCAGTTCAATGAATCTGTTG